CATCAATGGGAAGCTAATTGGGGCCATATTAAAAATAGTAATACTTGGTGTCCTGAATGTGCTTCCTTTAAGACAGAACTTAGATGTAAGGAATTATTAGAATCTAAGTTTGGTTTTACTCTGACTAAAACAAGGTTTTTGTATGATAGTAAAAGATATGAATGGGATGGCTATAATGAAGACCATAAAATAGCCTTTGAATATCATGGTTATCAGCATTATATCTATCCAAATTACTTTCATAAAACAGAAGAACAATATTTAAAAGCTAGGCAACGTGATATAGAGAAAGTTCAATATGCTAAGGAAAATAATATAAAACTAATAATTATTCCATACACAGAAGAAAAGAACTTAGAACAATATATCGAGGAGATTACAGTATGATAAAAATAGCCTTTGCTGGAAATATGAGGAGCGGTAAGGATGTTTCTGCTACTTATATTAAACATAATTATATTAAAAATGCCGAATTGTTCTCATTTGCTGAGCCCATATACGATATTTTACATATGGTTCAAGATAATTTAGGATTTAAACAAGAAAAAAATAGAGTGTTTTTACAATTTTTAGGTGATTGGGCTAGACAACAGCAATCTGATATTTGGGTATCTAAATTAATAGATAAAATGAAATGTAATACAAATTCTATATTTATCACAGACTCTAGATATCTCAATGAACTTATTAAATTAAAAGAGGAAGGTTTTATTATTATTAGAATAGTAGCTAATGAGGATGTAAGAATTAGTAGGGGAGCAACCAATATGAACCACTCTTCAGAATTAGAGTTAGATTTCTTTACTGATTATGATTATATAGTAGATAATAATTCATCATTTGAGAATCTATATAGCCAATTAGATAGCATTATAATTAAATATATGTAGGGAGTAAATATGTTTTTAAATTGGCTAAGTAGGGTTTATTCAGATGATGTGTCTGCTAGTTTTGGAAGACTTATATCAACAGCTGCTTTTGCTGTTATGATTCTGCTACATATTGTGATATTAATAAATCCATGGAAAATATTTACTAATTTTACATATGTTGGTAAGTTTACTGATTATTTATTCTATCTTACAATTGGTGGCTATTCAGTATCTAGTATCAAGGAAATTGCTCATGTAATATTTGCTAAAGTTGGAGTAAAGCCTGATGAAGTATAAAAAGAAACATAAGCCCTTGTTTACCTATATAAAGGGTAGACTTAGTCCAGAACACTATACAAGAATTATACCAAATAAAAAGAAACTAGAGGAGAATAAAAGGAATACAAAATGGGAGATAGATTAGCTACAACAAATACTTGTGTTAGTATTGGCTTTATTTTTGGAAGGCTTACAGTAATTGAAAAAGTTGGCTAGAAAATTTTATTAAAGAATATAAGGATAAAAGAAGTAATTAATTTATATGTGTTAGACTAATAAGTAAAGTGATATACATATTATTAAGGAGTTAACTACAATGTCTTCAAGTTTAATGGGCTGGACGGCGAACACTCAAGAACCTAAACGCTTAAACCGGTACGAGTTATTACTAGACGATAATTTAAGACTGACCTGTAAGAGTGTAACAATACCACAAATATCAGTAGAAGAGACTGATATACATAGAATGCATACTTACTATAAAGTAGCTGGTTCCAAAATTAGCTATAGTGATGTGACTTGCGTGTTCTACGACTTCACAGATAGCTCAGCACTTACTTCTATTGAAACTTGGCATACTTCTATTTTTGATGTCTCTACTTCTTTAATGGGCTTTCCTTCTGCTTATAAGAAAAATATAACCTTACTAATGTATGGTCCTGACCACTCAGTAGTTGAGTCTTGGGTATTGGTTGGTGCTTGGCCTAAGAGTTTTGCTAGGAAAGATTTAAGCTGGGAAGATAAAGATGGTCACCAGGAAATCACTTTAGTATTAGCTGTAGATGAAGTGACTATAACTACTTCTTAATGAAAGAATTATATAGTGAATTTGGCTGATAAACAGTTTGAGTTTTTAACAGTTTTAGAAAAATGCCACATAAATAATACAGCTATTGCTACAAATGATAATATGTTTGTAGCAATATTTTTATATGTCAATAAAAAATAACACAATACAATAAAAAAGTTTAAAAAGTCTTGTGAAATATAATATGTAATTAATTTATAGTTAGTGGTTTATCAGAGGTTTATTTAGTAATATTTTGTAAAGGTTAGAACTATGAGCACTTACGTATCACCTGGTGTATATACTGTCGAATTAGATTTATCAGCCTATGTATCAGACTTATCAACTACTATTGTGGGTATGGTTGGAACTGCTAGCTCTGGTCCAACAAATTCCCCAACCTTAATAACTACTCAGGCTGAATTTGTAAGCACTTTTGGTAACGTTGATCCATCGGATTATATGGGTTATGCTGCCATGGCTTATTTAGAACAGGGCACTATGTTATGGGTTACTCGGGTAGCCTCTAGCACAGCTTCCTATGCTTCTGAAGCTATGTTTTTACCACAAGGATATACTCAATATACTGGAACTTGGACATTAGCTGGACAAACTAGCTCTACTCTTACCTTTAATCTAGCTGACTTACCAACAGTTTCTGGTCCTGGATGCACTATAGTCTTACCTGCTGATACTTCAATACCTTATTTCAACCCAACTGATACTACTAATACAGCATATGCTAATGGAAAGTTAGGTTCAGATTTTTCTACCCTAGCTACTTTGGGGGCTAACTCTCCTGTTCTAGGTGTTCCATTTACTATTTTAACAGGTGCAGGAAAAAATACTACTCCAACTATAACTGGAGTAGGAGTATCTGGCTCTATCCCACAGGTATCACTTTCATTAAGTGCCTTTGCATCTTCTAATTCTCCTGCTACTGCTCTTCCTAGTGGAACTATTGCCTTAGCTGTTCCTACTACTTGGACAGCACCTTCTACAGGAACTGGTCTCATTACTGTAGGTTTAACCTCTACTAGTGTTCCTATAAATTTAGTATATACTTCAGCTAGCGGAACTACTTTACTAGAGCATGTTCAGGCAGGCACTTTTAGTAATTCTGATTTAGAAAGTCTACTATCAGTTACTCCTTCAACAGGCACAGTTACTTCTTATAATATAGAAGTTCCTATTTTTGACCCCACAGTTTCTGGAAATAATGCAAATACTCTCGCAATACTTAATGCTACATTAACTGCTTTACTGGCTTTAGTTAACTCTACTACAGCTCCCACTTCTGGTTCTCCTAACAGTTTATTATTCTATAATAACTGCAGAACTTTGCTACCTTCCTCTACAGTATATGGTATTGGCTCAATAACTTCAGGAGGTAACTCTGAGGGATTTAGTGCTGTAACTACTAACTTAGATGCTAATGGAAACATTCTGCAACTTAGACTGGCTTCATTAGTAGCAGGATTTTCTGGAGTATTTAAATACTCAACACAGACCTTAGCAGTTAGTTCTAATATAGTTTCTACAGACCAGATTCTTACTGGAACTTTTGCTGTTGGTTATTATAGACCAAGTTGGAGTATGGTGACTTCAGGTAGTTCTTATGTACCAACTGTTATTAAGTTTACAAGTCTAGGAGAAACTGATGATTCAGATACTTCAATTACTTTAAGTATGGTTGCTGGGGATATTACCAGCACTAGTGAACAAAACTACACTGTCAATATATATTCTAGAACTGCTTCTTCCTCTATATCCACTTCATCAGTAAGACTCTCTGATTTTACTTTAAAGGAATCTTACTATGGTACTATAGAGAATATTCAATCTCAGATGGCCTCTTCATCTAGAATAGCCCTTCTAAAAATAGATTATACTACAGTTGATATTCTAAATATTACTACTGGTACATTAACAAATAATGGCGATAATTTAACTTGGACTCCTGGTTTCCTGCTTTCTGAAACTAGTTCTGGAATTACAAGTGGAACAAATTATATATCAACTACTAGTGGTTATAATAAATCATTAACTGGATTTTTACTAGGTGGTTCTGTGGGTTCTGCCATAACCTCTTATGATATTATAGGTGATGGTGTTTCCACTGGATTATACTCTTTTAATAATGCTGGTACAATTGATATAAATATATTAGTTGCTCCAGGTTGGTCTGCTGATCCAGGTGTTTCTGCTGCTATGGTAACTATCTGTGCTGCTCGTGGTGACTCTATAGCTATTATAGATACTCCTTTTGGACTAACTGTACAGGAAGTAATTTCTTATCGTAATAATATAGCAAATATAAATAGCTCTTATGCTGCTATGTATTATCCATGGATTAAGATAGCAGATTCTGTTAATAGTAAGAATGTGTATGTTCCACCTTCTGGAATGGTAGCAGGACAGTATGCATATAATGATAATGTTGCTGATGTATATTATGCTCCAGCAGGTATTAATCGTGGTATGTTAACTGATGCCCTATCAACAGAAAGAAAGTTCTCTCAGGGGGATAGAGATGCCTTAGCTTTGGCTGGTATTAACCCTATTGTTAATGAACCTTCTTATGGCATTTATATTAAGGGTCAAGCAACCTTACAAACTGCAAGTACTGCTTTAGATAGAGTAAATGTTAGACGAATGCTACTTAATCTTCGTAAAGTCATTGCTACTGCTTCAGTTACTTTTGAATTCCAGCCAGGTAATTCTACTACAGCCTATCAGCTAAAGCAAGTTGCTGATACCTTACTAAGTGCTAAACTTAAAGCAGGAGCTATACAGTCTTACACTATTGATGTAGGTCCAGATGTTAATACTGCCCTAGTATTATCAAATAACCAGTTAGCAATGGTAATTAGTATTGTTCCAACTTTAGCAGCAGAAATAATTGTGGAGACCTTCCAAGTTATGCCACAAACTGGTCTTACCTCATCTACTACTACTACTACTGTTTCTTCAACTTCTTAATAGCTTATTATAGTTAAATGTAAAGGACCTTATATTTTAGGCCCTTTATTTTTTTTGAATTAACTTTATAAGGATATTGTATGTCTGATAGTTATATTTCTGTAGCAGCTTCGTCAACTACTTCCTCTGCTGCCATCTCTTCTACTACAGCAGCAACAGACTTACAAGCCACAGCTACACCAAGTAACTCTCCATCAAGTATTACCCAGCAGAGTTCTGGATATTATAGTAACCTAACATCAAGTTCTCCAACACTAGGAACTGGAGTTAGTGCTGGTGTGGCTTCAGGTGCCTTAGCTGCCTTACCTATTGGATTTAAGACTAGTGTATCAGAAATTGCCGATTTTCAATTAGGAACCTATTTAAGTAGAAATGGAACAGTTAGCGGAAGTACTGGTTCAATAATAAATGGGGTTATCAATTTTATAAAATCGGGTAATTCCACCACTACATCTGATTCTATAAATAATCAAAATTTTAAAATATCTTCTACTTTTATTCCAATAGTTATACAAACTGAATTTAACTTAGCAGGAACTAGTAATACTTCCACAACTACTTCACCTTCTCCTTTGTATATTTTATTTCAGTCTACACCTGATAGTATTTCTTTTTCAAAATCAGCTAACTGGAATCAAAAAGATTTTTATGGCAGACCAGAGCCAGTTCAAATCTTTGCTTCTTCTAGTCCAGTAACTTTTTCCTTAGCAGGTACTTTTTTTGCAGACAGTGCTGGTCAACTATCAGAAAATATAAATTTAGAAAAACAATTATTTGCCTTGGTAACTCCTTCAAAAAATCATTTTATGCCTTCACCTGTAAAAGTTAAAATAGGTAATTGGAAAGCTTTACGTTGTATAACCACTAGTATGTCAATAGATTTTCAAGGTCCTTGGTATGTTCCAGTAACCTCCTCAACCTCGTCTGGCTCTTCTTCTTTATTATCACATTCTCCCTATATTTATTATGTCACATTTAATTTTACAGTAACTAGCCAACAAAATTCAGTTCAATATGCTGAGGATATTGTTGATTATGGATTTAATGGAGGAATAGAGCAAACTAACTCCTCTACATTAGGTGAGTATAATACTTCCTTTAATCCAGTATTAACTTCTCCTGATTTTTTTGCTGGAAATTCTACAGCTACCTATGATGATTCTACTGGAGAAATAACATATTCTGTGGTAGGAACTGCTGGAGGTGTTGGAACAGTAATTACTCAGTCAGGACAGTTTAATACAGCACAGTATTTACAGAATTTAGGGTTACCAACTACAGCTAATAACTCACAATCTATAGCTGCTTTGGGCAGCATAACTTCAGGATTAACAGCAGTTGTACAAACTACTATTAATAAAAATTATGGCTCACGTATATCTAAAGCGTTAGGAAGTTAATATTTATGGCAACAACTTCTTCTAGTGATTCTTCCTTTCAAGTTACTTCAGCAACTGCTTTAGCTGCTTTACAGACATTTTATAAAAATTTTGTAAGCAATAATCAACAAGTAATCGGAACTGATGTTACTTCTACTAATACTTCATCTACAAATTTAACCTCTACATTACAGACAGTTAGAACTAATAACATTAATGCTATAAATACATTATTAACTTCTCTAATGGGTTCAGAAGCAGCACAAGCAGCAACTCAGTCTGCTCTAACTACCTCTTCTACAGTAAACCCAGTATTACCTACCTATAATACTAGGGTACCATACACCGAAATATATTTAAATGGAGCAAAGGCTGTTCCATTAATACCACAAGCAAATGTATCTGGGGTTGATATCTCTCCAGATAATTATTTTAATTCTTTACAAATAGAAGTATTATTTGAAGATTTAGAATTATCTATGCCTATGGGAGGTGTTAATAATACCATTACAGGCACCTTAAAACTTTTTAGTAGAACCCCAATTGAATTATTAGCTTTTATAACAGACGGATTAAATGACCAATCTTCAGATATATCAGATACCACTCCAGGATTACCGGTCTGTGAAATTAAAGTTGGCTGGAATATTGCTGACGGTACTACTACAGGTACACAGATACGTTCTCCAATGATGTCTTTTTTAGTAACTAATATACAAATGACAGACCCTGGAAAAACTATGGGTTCTGAATTTACTCTAACATTACAGGATGCTGGGTCTGCCTGTTTACAAAATTCAAGTGCTACATTGGGAATATTATCAGATTATCCTCAGGAACAATTGAGACTACTTATAGAAAAAGTTATAGGATTACGATTATTTACATTAGATGATTTATTACAGTTAGGCTCTAACTCAAGTAATACCTCTAGTGGAATTTCTACTTCTTCATCTACCTCTTCTCAATATTATAATGAAACTTTTTTCGTTAATCCTCAGTCTGCCCCATTAAGAATAAATTCTAATAATTTAGAAAATGCTATAAATGAATTATTAGAGTATATTTATTGTAGATGGTATCCAATAAATAACGCTAATTTAAATACAGCTATATCAGATGCTTCCAGTGCCGCAGCTAATATAACAGCTTTACGACAGCAATTCAAAAATGATAGCAGTATTCAAAAAATATCTGATATAACTCAGTTAAATAGTAATGCTGTAAAATTAGCTAATTGTTGTATTTTAATTTGGGTGCCTTATTTTCCAGCAAATATATATACTTCATCTAATAATGCATATTTACAATCTAGTGATTTAACAGATACGGGTGCTTTTGTTATGTTGCCTAAATATACAGAAGATATTTCAATAATGGCAGCTAATTTACCTGTAATATATGGTCCAGGAGGGTCGTCTATACCGTATTTTTATGGTGGCGGAGAAAATGTATTTCAACGATTAGCCCAAATAAATAACTCATATGGTGCTTCTGGAATCTCTAATACTGTAGGTGAAGTATTAGATTTAACACTAAATTTTAATGATTATGTAGCCGTAATGAAAAATAATTATGATGAAGAAGTATTCGCCAGACAAGATGGCATTCCTATAAATGCCACTAATGGTACTGTAAAACTATCTTTAAATAAAGTGTCAAGTTCTTCTCAATCAGCTCTCACAACAGCTACTATTATAAAGAAATTACAAGGACTGGGAATAAATACAGCTAATGTAACTCCTGAACAAGCTTTAGAGATTTGGAGAACTTCTTTAATGAAAAAATTCAAAGTAATTAAAGGAAGATTTAAAAAAGGATTAGCAGATAAAAAACTATATGCTGGAGATAGTGATGCTATTGTAGGGGCTAATAAGTCTTATTTTAATGCTAATAACATTTATAAATTTTCTTATGATAAATTATCTGAACGATTAGGTACTTTTTTACAGTATCCACTAACTATTGGTATGACTGTATTAGGTGACCCGTATTTATTGAGACAGGGTATTGGGGTTTTTGAAATAATAAACTATTATCCAACTTCTGATGGAGTTTCTTTTAAGTTTAATCCAATGGTTAGTGGTGTTTATTTTCCTCAAACTGTTATACATAGAATTTCTTTAGGAGATTATACAACTGAAATACGAGCAGTTAAAGTTCCTAATGACGTATCTAATACAGCTACTCAAAGTTATAGTAGCATATTAACTTCCTCTAGTTCAACCACTACTTCTGATAATTATACATCTCTTATAGATGATATAATGACTGTAAACTTAGAGAGCCTGTCTTCTCAGGGAAATTCTAAACTTACAGTACCTGCTACTAATACTAGTAGTTATTCATTTACAACTCAATCTCAAGCTCAGGTTTTAACTAGCACTTTACTGACAGGGTCTTTGAAAACTCAGATGGATGCTGCTTTTGCTGAGTTTGCCTCTTTAAATTCAGCTGTTCAAAATCCAACAACATCTTCTAATACTACTACAACAAGCACTAATGGCACTACTACAACAACTACAACAGCAGGGGCCTCGGTAACAACTACAACTACTACAAGCAATGGCACTACTATAAATACTGGAACTAGTAGCTAATATTTGAATTAAGTTTTAGAAATTAGGTAGATTAATGGCAGATACTCCAACACCAAATTCAGAAGGCTCGGCTGGAAAAGAAGCTTCTTTTTTGAAGGCCTTTGCTAGAGTTGGTATACAAATAGATCCAGCAAATGAACAGCAAATTAAGAAGGCTTTAACTCCTATAGCTAGATATATGTCTGATTTTAGTAAAACCACAGACATGAAAAATACTTTTTTTGATAAGCTTCCAGGCATAGGAAAAGTGTTGGATAATCTAACTCCAAGTAATGTTAGATTTGTTAAACAAATGTCAATGATGGGTGCAGTATCAAAGGCTGGGGGAGATAGTAACCAAGAATTTTATAATTCATTAGGTTTTATAGGAAAAGGATTAGCAAGTACTGTAGGTAAAATTTATCTTATGTCAGATTCTATAGGAGTTTTGGCAGGAGCTGTAAATGCTTTAGTTACGTTTGGTTTTGGCTTGCTATTTCAAGGATTGATACTAGTTTTACAAGGTCTTAAAAATGTTATTGGAGCAGCTATAGAGTGGCAGGATGAATTAAATGAGTTTAGTAAGATGATGGGAGGTATTGCTAGTAGTAGGATTAGAATGTTTAATAATGAAATAAATAATAATTTAAAATCTTTAAGTGGGTATGGATTTGCTTTGGGTGATACTTTAGCCTCTATTGGAGGATATATTAAGAACGGATTAAATCCAGCTATTGCTACTAATGTTAGTCTAACTAAGGCTACTCTACAGCTCAGTACAGTTACTGGAGAGTCTGCTGATTCTATGGCCTCATTCTTCTCAGGAATAATGAGAGGTTCAGGACTCACAGTAAATTCTTTTCAGAATATTGGAAATTCTTTTACTAAGTTTAATAAGTCTGCTGAAATGTCAGGTAAGATAGGGACTATATCTTTTGATGCTTTTAAAGAAGCTATAAACTCTGTAGGAACAGCTCTTTTGATAGCCTCAAACAAAGGTGAGAAATTTACAGAGCATTTAACAGCAGATTTAGCAGGATTAGCAGGATTAGCACAGGCTCTAAATATATCAGTTAGCACTATTAACTCAAGTTTTGAACAAGCTGGAAATTTAATAACTTCTCAGGAATCTGGTTTTAGAGCTATATTGGCTATATCTGGTGGAGCTAACATAAGTGATATGCTAAATAATCAGTTTAATAGAACTGATGCCATGTTAAAAATCTCAACTAAATTAGAGACTTTAAGTAAGCAATTTGGAGGAAATTTAAATATATTGGGACAGGTTGCTGAACAGTCTTTTGGAATGTCTAAGGATATGGCTATTAAACTAGCCACTATGACCGGAGCTCAGAAAAAGGCATTAGAACAAGCTAAGCAAGATGCAGAATATATGAAGTCTGGTGGATTAGAAGATTCATGGAAAAATGTTACTGCAACTTTTACCTCAGTATTTGATAGATTTAGAAATACCTTTTTTAGTATGTTCCGAAGAGCAGTGTCAGGAAATTCAGGTATTCAGAAGTTATTAGACCACATGGGAGAGACTTTACAGAGATATTTAATACAATTATCTAATCCAGGTTCTCCAATAAGTAAAATGGTAACTGGCTTGGGTAATTTTATCGAGAAGGTATTTAGTGGTGCTGATAGTTTCTTTACTAATTTGATTCCTTGGATAAATAAGTTCATGGGTTGGGTAGGAGATATTTTCAATAAGCTTAGCAACGCAAATGGATTTCTTGGTGTTTTAAAGGTTATTTTTTGGGATGCTTTAATTCATCCATTACTTAAAGTTTTAATGCTTGGCGGCCAAATAATTGCAGATGCCATTACCTATGCCTGGAAAACAACTGCTCCTTCCTTACTTGGTGGAGATAAATCTTATGCTACTAATACTGGAGGTCTTGGAAACATTTTAAAAATGGATGTTACAGCTGCTTTTGGTCCATTAGATATAGCTAATAGAAATAATACACTAGCTGTTAATCAAAATACTAAAGTGATTGCTATGTCAAATAAATTGTCAGCTATAGCGAAAGAAAAAGAAGATTTATCAGGATTTAAAGATACTGATTTGATAATAAACAAAGAAGGACAATTTAGCTTAGCTGGGATGGAGCGTAATAAGTTAGATGCAGCTCAACAGGCCTTAGATGTTCAACAGCAAACTGCGGATAATACTAGCACAACTAATGATAAATTAGATGTAGTAATACAAACCCTTCAAGGAAAGCAATTCGCAAGTATTTCAGGAAATGAGAATACTATGAGGAAAGCTGTACCAGCAATGACTCCCATAGCTACAGCAAGCTTTTTTCAAGTAGGTAAAGGAAATTAACTAATCTCTTATGCTAATTAAATAAAGGACACAATATATGCAATATCTAATTCAAAATACTTCAACAACGTTAACTCTAATGTTAGAGTCTAGTTCTCAATGGAATAATTTAATATTAAAGCCAGGAGATATTCAGCCAGTCTCTGAAGCAGCTTTGGCACAGATAAATGCTTCTGGATTTTCTAATACTGGCGGTCTAGTTCCAGTGGGTGCTTATACGGTTATTGGTCCCACTATTGATACAAATGCTCCTGTTGCCATAACTACAGCTCTTCCAGGAGTCGGTACATGGTCATTGATAACTCTGGGCAAATTCTGTACTAATTTTCAATTTGTGACTACATCAACTAATTGTTTAGTATCTTTCTCTGGATGGATTTCACCAAATACAACTCCTCCTACAATTTATCAAATTCCTATAATTCCAGATACAACAAATGATGGACAGGCATTTACTTTAAATATGGTAATGGATTCTAGTAGAAGCTTTTATGTCTCCGGTACTGGTTCCTTAACAATAATAGGCAATTAAGTTTAGAATTATTTTAAGGATAATAGATGTATTCCCCTACTCCAGTATTATCAGATATTTTATATTACACACCTACAGATACCTATAATTA